AGCGTCGATGATGTTGGTTGTATCGAACCTGTGGTTTGTCTTGTGACTAATTCACCCGGTCCTGTCAGAAGGTTCTGAACGGGTTGGAGGTTGCCTGTGGTTGGTTCATACTTGTGACCCCAAAGAGCATGGTCTCGATTGTAGTTCCCTGTAGGGTCTCCACCATCTCCCAAATTATCATTGAACCAAACGGTGAACGGCAAGCCAAGTCCGCTTCCCATAGGTGGGACAAGACCGAATTTGCCTACCGGCGCGGTTGCCATGGGTGTTCAAGACCCCGACGGGGTTCTTCACGCCTTTGGCTCAATCTCATTCATAAGTTCGTCCCATGGGACATAGGAGATGAGACGATAATCGTTCTTTGCCTGCTTAACTCTGTTTGGGACTACTTTATCGCAAGACTCTAACCAAATCGGCTTCATCTTCGTGAGATGTTCTTTCAAATCATGCTCGTCCCAATCTTCTGTGTTATATTCCGATAACCATAGGGTGAGAGAGCCTTTTGGCCCATAAACGACCCCGTTGAAGCGGTATATTGCCATGATTTTCTCCCTGCTCCCCACCTATTTAAGTATATTGAGACTATTTTCATTGAGATTTACAAAACATTGATAAGGGGAAACCCCTACGCATAAACATGAACAACGAGATGAACGGAATCAGAATCGACGCGCACGCATTCGAGAGAATGGCAACACGCCTCACAGACAACGAGAAGAGAACCGTTCTTCAGAGAGTGACCCTCTCCGCATCCCGAAGCCCTGCTAACTCACAGGCAATCGTCGCTTACGACCTTAAGACACGCCGAATGACTGACTCCACAGGCAACGCCAGCAACGGCAACCTCGTAATCGGAATAGTCAGAGCCGGAGTTCTCAAGACCGTTATGCTAAGGAGAGACACACAGGAAGTCTCGAAGAGAATGATGGACACACAGAGAGTAGCATGGGAAGGCGTTGCTAAGAGAAGCACCACCAAAGGCCGAAGACCTCGCCGATGGTAATCAGTTCCCGAGGCCAGCCTCTCGAACGAATGTCGCGGTGTATGGCGTCTCGCCGTGCCGACCACCTTCTCTCTGATAGTCGAACGAAGTCATGCGACCTACGAACTTCTTGTTGGTTGGAGTTCCGGAATAGTTCACATCTTCATATTCGAACTCGACCAGCGCACCGCTGACGAGTAGTTCCTCCATGTAGTCGATGTCAGCATTCGCCGTGTCCTTGAGGAATGAACCCTCGAGGTTGAACTCGTCAGAGCGTTTTCCGAGGTCGCTCATTTCCGGATAGATGGTATCGAGAACGGAAGTCGATTGGAACTCGGCTCGGCGTGTTCGGCTGAACTTCCTCGGCTTCGTGTTGAGCGTCAGAGGAACGACGAGTGTTGCTGGCAGAATCTTGACGACGCATTTGGCCGCGACTGATGTGTTGGCTGGCGTAGCGTTGTCCGTGGCAGTCACGGTTGCCATGTATTCACCAGCGGCGGCATAAGTGTGAGAAGCGGTCGGGGTTGCACCCGATACTGTCGAACTGCCATCTCCGAAGTCGAATGTGTAGGTGGCGATTGACCTCGCTGAATCAGAACTGAGAACGTAGGATTCGCTGGCGTCGAATGTTATCGCCTGCCCTGCACGAACCATCTGAGGTATCGCGCGTATGAGAGAGACGGGTTTGACCTCAGCAACAACGACAGAGATGACAGATGATGCAACCGATTCGTTGCCGTTGTCGTCCTTGACCGTCGCGGTGGCTGAGTATGTTCCGCCTTTGGAATACACATGAGCAACATCGAATGTAGCCGATTGGAGAGTTTGGTCTGAGAATGACAAGTAAGATGTCGATGAGCCGTCACCGAAATCGAACTTGATTTCAGAAATCAAACGCTCGTCATCTGTTGTAGTTCCTGTTCCTCTGAACGAGATTATGTGGCCTACTTCTGTGGTTATCGGGCTCGATAAGTCGCCGTTGAAAGAGTTCCCAACGACTGTCAAACTCGATGTCGGCTTCTCGTCATAATTCAAAGTCCAAGAACGAATAATCGGAATCGCATTCCAATTGATAGGATGCAAATCTGTCTGAGTGTTGTCCGGGATATAGAAGTGGTATCGAATCACGAATCCGTTCGCCAATTGCGCGGCTGGCAGATTTTCCAAATCTATCACACCAACACCTGCTACGAATCCGGGGTCTAACTCTTCGAAATTCGGGACGACTGTGGTTGCCTCTCCCTGTGGTCTGCCAGCGACAACGGTTGGCTTCTCCATGATACTGACTTTGATGGTCATTCCTCGGGTCGCAGATACGTTGTCTGCCTCTATTGTTAGGTTGCGATACTTCGCAATATCGGTTATGTTCTGAGTGGTTGTATCGACATTGAATGGCAACATGGCCGGAGATGGTATCTGTCGTAGTTTGATTTGGTCAATCTGCAAATCCTTAGTGCTGACTAATGTGTTCGGGGAGTCGGTTCGATATTGCTCCGAGTTTGATTTTGTCAGAGTCGTTGGGTATGCGGAAGCGTATGTCGAAGCGTTAGTGTCACACGCCTTGATTGTCATTCCCCAAACCGGCTCGCTTCCATTCGGGTCTGTTCCTTGGTTGTTCCCATCGACTATCATCGTCATACCTGCATCGGTGAACACAGTTCGGAGAGTATGTGTTCCCTCGGTGAGAGACATACCGCCACCTGTTCCCACTTGATTGCCGAGCAATCCCCATCCGAGTTTGTAAGAGGTGTTGAACGGCCATGGTTGCGAGTTCGACCAGCCCGACCCACCATCCTGTCCTTCCTTGAAGTATGGCGAGCCACCCCAAACATACACTCCGGGTCTGTTGAGAGAGAATGTTGGTTGTCGCAATTGAATGTAAGGCTGAGGAAGGACTGTTCCCCAATTGGACTTTCCGAGCAATAAGTTCCCGGAAGTAGCAACCGAAGAGAATTGCTTGGTCCCGTCGGTCGCGAATGGATAGAACCCGAATCCGAATTGTAGTGCGTTGCTTCCTAACTCCGTTATCATCGAATGACGGCCCGTCACCGGGTAGTCGATGTTGTTATCGAACTCGATAAGGGTCATCCTGTTTTCTTGCACAGGAAACCAACCTCTGATTTCCATGTCGAGCCAAACCGGAGAACACCCCATCTCCGTGACACCCATCTTGATTGTCTCTTCACCAGCATCGACATAATCTCCTGTCGCCGAATAATTGTCCCACCCATCGTATGAGACTCCATCTGCACCTGTTGTCTTAGCAGAAGCCAGCAGAGAAGGCCCGACTCCGTAGTGAGTTCCCAATCTTTCGTGAGCAGGCCATGGTCTGTTGCGTCCGTATAGCCATGTTCCCGACGCCGATACGGGCTTGATGTGGTCCCATGCGTGACGACCGGTTGTTGATTCTATGTATGACCAAAATGGAATTGTGATTCCACGATAAGTCCATCGTGAATGCCTTCCATAATTGATGGTAGTATCTCGGCTTTCATTGGGGCCTACTATGTCCTTGAACCAAAGTCGAGTATCGAATCTGTCTTGAGACGAGGAAAAAATAACGTCACCATAACTGTTCGTTGTGTTGTTCGTCGAGCCCGGATGAGCGGACGCATCCATGGAGTAGTAGCAGAATGCCAAGTCCCAACCGACAGGCGGTGGAACTCTTAGAGAACCGCCACCTTTACCAGCGACAGTCGGAGATATTGAGAAGGTCGAATCCTCGGCCTTGCGAATACCAATATCTCTCGGAGTCAATTGTTGGTCTGTGTTGAATATGCCTGTTTGGTCGGGGAGTTCGGCCTTATACACGGTTGGTCTTCCCGGGAATGTGTCATTGTTCCCTACCTGTATATTTCTATCAGAGGACATACCGACTACCCACGAACCCACGGATGGAACGATTGTCTTACCGGACGCGGTGTTGCCTATCGTAAATCCACCGGAGGCCGCACCACCGTTCCCCATGTATGTCAATTGGTTTGAACCGGAAGCGTAGCCCGGGAATCTTCCCTGTCTGATGAACGCCGTTGACGGACTTCCGGCTGAACCTATTCGATACAAAGTCGAATCGGTTGTCGGGAATAATTTGTTGTATAGTTTAATCGTGAGTATCGCATATCGAACTGTCGTGGTATCACCATCGCCAAATATTGCATCAAATGTGCTTGTTATGACTGAGGTCGGAGCGTCATTATCGGCAACCCACCAACCGTTTATGTTGAAACTCGATGCGGCGGTTTGATTGGCATTTACATCTGACAGGCTCGCCAGCCATGTGTCCGGATAGAAGTCCCTGTTCGTGTTGTCGCTCCCATAGTTTCCTGTTATCCCATCGAGATAAATTGGCATTCCACCTTTCCATGCCATTCCATCTTGAGCGTTTGTTCCCAAATGCTCGACATGGAGTTTGATTTGACCCCCTGTTGTTCCTGTTCCACTCGTCACTTGCACTCCAAAAACTCGCAGGCGTTTCGGATTGGGTCTTACGTCCATCTGTCTGAAATTTTCTCTTGAGAATGTTGATGCGGCTCTGAATGCGTTGTTGTTGGGAACGGCTCTCGCTATTCCAAGCACGGAATCATAAGACGCATTCTGACCTTGAGCCGCGGGACACGCTGGCCCTTGAACGAAATCGAACATCGGGTAAATCTGTGCGTCACAATCATCTGACGGGTCAATCGAAGAATCGTAGCCATCTTTGCCGTTCCATACTTGATACAGAGTCATGGTGTTCTTACCACCAATCACTCTGTCGGGGTCATAGACGTAAGGAATCAAAGCCCCGCCATCTGTGATGTCGTATGTCCCATTCTTGAGGAAGCAAGCGAGTGTCATTCTCATTCTGTATTTAGGTCCGAGGCTTGGCGAACTGTCAAGAGACAAATCATTGTTCGAATATCCGAGATGTTTTCGGTTGCTTGTTTGGTGACTATATCCGGATTTGTAATACGACCACGCACCCACTTGACCTGTGAGATGGTCGCCGGAAAAGCCGAGATTCTTGTAGCGTATCTTTCCAGCATCGGGGCCTGTTGGGTTCGGGTCATAACGGGTGACTCCTGTTCCGGTTGCGGTGGGCGCACCATCCGATTTGTCTCCGCTGTGTTTGTAATATCCAAATTGGGAGAAAGAAACGTCCGCATTGGAAATTCTCTTGTCGAATTGGTTGTTATCGAGCATCATAGGCATGAAAACCGTAGCACGAATTTGGCTGTTCGTCAAGTTCGCGGAACTGTCGTTGGCAGGCCAATTCACGTTCGATGCAATTCGAGGGTCGGAAGCGACTGCCGGATTTGCTGATGCCGAACTTGTCGAATGCCTTCCTCCACCGATATTTCCGTGAGGTAGGAAAGCAACCTTCTCGTTGTCGTTTGTCCCGATGTGCCGATATGTATCGAGCATCTCTGCAAACTCTTGAACTGTCATAAACACCGGATAAGGACCTGCGCTGTCTCCCCAATCCAATGAACCTGCGTGGGCTCTCTCACCCGATGCGAGATTAGCACTATACTCAGATGTTGCATTCGCTCTCGTGTCTTTTGATGGGGCTATGAGATAGAACTTCGTCTCGATACCTGCTTGATTCACCGTGCATAGGGGGGAAAACGTGCCTGCACCGGAGATTGTGACTGTGAATACCTCTGAGTTATCGTCGCCTTTGGCTACAGTTCCGTCATCGTTGATTGCCTCGACCCGGACTCCGGGTGTGTCGTTCTCGCTATTGAGACCTCCTTCGTCATTCTTCGTCTTAGGACCGAAGTTCGTCGTGTAAAGAACCGGGTCAACAGTCAAACCACCGACACCATCGTTCTTCACGAACGCAGGCCACCAGCGTTGTAGTTCGACCAATCCATTCTTCAATCGAGAGAATGGTTTGGTTATGGATTGCTTCTGATTACTCATATCACACCCCTCGCTCCACGGGTCAGAGAATCGCGAATTATGTTCGGCATTTGTCTCTCCATAATCTCACGCACATCTGACGCGGTGACGGCATTCCCCGCTCCGATATTGATTGAGTCGAAATTGAGGTTGATGACCTGTTCGGTCGAGTTTCCGGATTGCCCGCTGGAAATTCCCATCATTCTTTCGAACCTATCGAGCGGGATAACCGCCTCCGGACCGGCCTCACCAATCAGAGCCCGGGTTGGCTGTTGCACAAATCCACCTTCGGCCATCGCCATTCCCATTCCACCCATACCGACACTTCCCGGCGGAGCGTTGTTGAAGAAACTGCTTTTGCTCAAAGCCGATGTGAATCCTTGAGCGAGTTCGACACCAAGAGCGAGACCACCACCGATAGCCGCGCCGCCCGCCATACCGATAGGACCGCCTAATGCTCCAACGGCCGCACCAGCCGCCGCACCAGCCGCCGCACCTTTTCCTACATCGACAACCGAGTCGAACCTCGATTCGCCCTCTTTTCCTATCATTCGGCCTTCTCTATCACCCCCGCCACCTTCGTCTGATTCTCCGGTCAAGCCGAGGAAGTCTGTAGCCGCAAGGAAGAAGTCAAGGAACGGAGTAATGAGTTCGGCTACTTTCTCCATGGTTTGTCCGATTTTAATGATAATCGGAATAGTCGCTCTCAGCCCTTCCTCGAACTTATCTATGTTCTCGGGCTTGAGTGCTTCTTCAATAGCAGGTAGCACAGACTCTTCGACTGACGCCGCTATGTCCTCGAATAACTGCCGATTCTCTGAGAGGTTCTCTGCGACGCTGTTGAACATATCGAGAACTCCGTCCTCTTGACTGAGAAGTTTAGCGAATGGCTCACCGACTACGAGAGACAATTCCTCGAACTTCGATTGGGTCTCCTTGAGTGCGAAGGCAGTCGAGGTCTCCAATGTCCCGACGAACTTCTTCGTCATCGAATCTCCTTCCCTCGCCGCTTCTGCGACTTCGATATTCGCACCTGCCAAATCGCTGAACGCTTGTGACTGAGCCTGCAAAGCGAGAACAGCACCACCACCACGAACTCCGAATATCTCCAACACTTCGGCAGTCGTAGCACCGGTCTCGTTCAATTTCTCGATAATCTCAACGAGGCTGATAACTCCTGTAGTCTGAGATTCAACGACGGTCTTGAGGTCCTCGAATTTCTTCTGCTGTTCGTCGAGTGAATCGACGTTCCTTTGATTGGAGCGTTCCTCTTCTCGCTGTGCCAACGCGAGTTCTCTTCTTTGTAGCGATAGGTCGCTATTGGCGGACTCTAACCGACTTATCTGAGCCAATTCAGCCTTAGTCAAATCACGGCCTTGTTTGGCCGCTCTCGCCCTTATTTTGGCTACATCGAGTGAGTTCTTCTCTTCCTGTATGGAGAGGTCGTTCATCTCGTTGGTGAGAGCCTTGAGTTCTGCGTTCGCACCTGCGATTGACTTCTCTAACCCGGAGATGGCATTCATTGTCGAAGACAGTCCAGCCTTCGCCGCTTCACCGGCTGGTGTGAGTGTGGTGAATTCGAGATTCAATCTCTCCATGGTTCTGCGAGCATCATCTGTCGGGGCTATCAGTTTGTTAATCGCCTGCCTCAATCCTGTTCCAGCGATTGAACCCTGCAATCCCGAGTTTCCGAGCGCACCGATAGCGGCGGCGGCTTCTTCGATACTTACACCAGCCGCGGAAGCAGTAGGCCCGAAGAATCTCATCGCGTCTCCTAACTGTTGGAGATTAACGAAAGACGAGGTGAAGGTGTTGGTAAGAACCGAAGTCACCTCATCGAGTTCTTCGGTCTCTCGGCGGAATGCCTTGACTGCGGCGATACCGATTCCAGCGGCGGTCTCGACATCAGTTCCGGCAACCACGGCGAAGTTCACCATGCTTCGGATTGCACCATCGGTCGCATTCCCCAATTCGTCTTGTCCGTCAGCGAGTTCTTTTGATGACAAACCAGCAAGTGCGAGAACTTCCGCCATCTCTCCAACCTGTGTCGCTGTGAAAGAAGATTCAGCGGCAACCGTTCGTATCGAATCCGATAGGCTGGCTGTTGCTTCGTCAAACGAAACCATTTCTCCATCGACTTCTTTTGTCTGTCCTACGAAATTTCCGAGCGTTGCGGAAGTTCGAATTAACTGCTCTTCGAAATCAATGAATGTTCGTGTCGATGAAGTGACGAATCCTATCGCCTTGAAGACTGCGAAGAAAGAAGCGAGAATACCGGTGGCCGCGACCGCGATTCCACCGATTGCTTTCAGAGATAGACCGAATGCTGTAGCACCAGCACCGGCTTGCTTGAAGGCCGATACAACACCGGATGCGTCACCATCCACTTGTGTTGCGACCTTCTCGACTGCCATCCTATCTTCTCCTTGCCTTTGCTAAATTTGCCTGTGCCGTTTGCTTTTGCTGATGCTGTTTATGAATACGGTTCTCACGACGGTTCTTATCCGAATAGGCTGATATTAACCAAAGTGTGTCACGGGAGTCCATCTCCCGCCACTCTCTCGGAGTTATGCCGAAGTCTTTCATCAGATGAAAAAGGAACTGTCCGCTCTCGGACTCAGCGTCCTTCACAAGTTTCCCATGACACCACCGCCCTGCGCGGACCCGACTGCTTCGTTGACAGCCGTTGCTAAGGCGGCGAGTAGGTTGATTGGGAGTGAATTGAACTTATTCCATGACATAGATTCATCGCATTTGCTTATCATTTCGTAAATGACACGAAGACCGAATACTTCCTGTCTGTCTGATAGGTTCTTGATTTTCGTTAGTTCCGGTAGGGCTTTCAGTTTTTGGAACTCAGCGGCGGAGAGAGGAAGAACTTCTATCTCATCGACCGCGAGGTCTATGTGGGCTACATTCACTTTGATGGGGTTCAAAGCCTTCTCAATCGCTGTGTCTAACCATGCTGACATTTTTTCACCTCAAGAATCAATCGCGAGTGATGCTGAGACCTTCGAAAGTAGCATTCATCAACAATGCTCCCTCGCTTCCAGCCTCAAGACCTTCTATTGCGACATCTGTCAGAACGCAACCGGAGACTGTGTATGTGTTTGCTCCGCTCCCTTCTGAATCGAATTCTATTACTAACTCTGTGTTGCCGTTGAACCACGAGAATAGTTCAGCGTCGTCGATTCCATAGGCTTTCGTTAGAGTTCCGGAGACTGATTGTAGTCCTCGGGTGTTTGCCACAGGAAGATTACTTCCGAGTGTGACGTATTTTCCTGTTGCTCTTGCCGCGGTGAAATCTCCGCTTACAAATCCTACGAGTGAACCGCTGACTGTTATCTTCCCGGTCACTCCGGTGTGTGCATGAACCGCCATTGACCCACAGAGCGTCGAAGGAGGTTTATGAGTGAAGTGGTCATTTCTTACGGGCGAGAAGGCGCAGTAGGCTGACCGGGCTCTCGAGTTTTGGTGATTTTCCGT